TATTATGAATCTAATGGAGTAATTTTTTCTGGTGATCCACTTGATGATTATGAAATCATGATGGACTGCCTTTATTCTGATCTAAAAATTTCTGTTGAGGTTGCCTGATGAATGATCTTGATCCAAAGTCCGTCGCAATGACTAAGACAGTTGTTATTCACGAAAGGTTCCCTTATCGTTATGTGCAGAAGGGTTACATTCAACTTAATGGTAAACCTGATTTACGTCTTCAGAAGGCAGATGGATATAGTAAAAAATACTCTGACATCTATCTTTTTGATAATGCCGATCAATGCTTTCTAGCTATAGAAGACTTTGAGTATTCCAAATGGTTTGGTGTTCCTTGTTATGTTAGAGACTCGGTATCGTCTGAAAACTAGACCTGGTGGAGTCATTATGACCCTCTTATGAGTTTACGGCATCTCTCAAATGCCGTTGGTGCGGGTGGGTTACTACTGTCCAGTTTCTTGCTTCTGGTCAAAGAGCAAGTGGCGTGCATGGCAAGACCTTATGAGGAGAGTTGCATAAACTCTCCTTTTTTAGTATAATATAAACAAAGTAATTTTTCTCATGAAAATAGGATTTCAATGTAGTTCTTTCGATTTATTCCATGCTGGTCATGTTACCATGCTTAAGATGGAAAAAGAATTATGTGATTACTTAAAAGTAGCACTTCAAGTGGATCCTACCATAGATAGACCTGGAGTTAAAAATAAACCAGTACAATCTATATACGAAAGATATGTTCAATTGCAAGGGTGTAAATATGTGGATGAAATTTTAGTATATGAAACAGAATTAGATTTGCTTAATTTAATTCAAACTCAAACATATAATATTAGATTTTTAAGTGAAGTATATAAAGATGTAGATGTTACTCGAAAACAGTATTGTATTGATAATGGAATTCATTTACATTATCATTTGAGAAGACACACATATTCTTCAACTGAAATTAGAAATAGAGTATATGAATTTGAAAAAGTAAAAATGTCTGAACAAACTGATGAGGTTGTAGAACAATATTCCCCAGAACTTTTGGAGAAGTATAAGTAATGTCAATTTTAGTTACGGGTGGAGCAGGTTTTATTGGAAGTAATTTTCTCAATACTTTAATTGATTCTTGTGATGATGAAATTATTTGTTTGGATAGTTTAACTTATGCTTCTAATTTAAATAATGTTCCAAAGGAAGTAACTTTACTTCCATATGATATATCAGACAAAGATAAAGTATTTGAAATTTTTACTACACATAAACCAAAATATGTTTTTCATTTTGCCGCAGAAAGTCATGTAGATAATTCTATTAAAGACTGCACTCCTTTTATTCAGACAAATATTATTGGAACTGTAAATCTTCTTATGGCTTCTTTAAAATATGAAGTTGAAAAGTTTATGCACATTTCTACTGATGAAGTATATGGTTCTATAGAAAATGGATCTTTCACAGAAGAAACTAATTATGATCCTAGAAATCCATATTCTGCATCAAAAGCATCTAGTGATCACTTTGTAAAGGCATTCAATAATACATATGATTTACCTACGGTTATTACAAACTGTTCTAATAATTATGGTCCAAGACAACATAGAGAAGAACTTATACCTCAAACAATATGTAACCTTTTAAGAGGTAAGAATGTTCCTGTATATGGTGACGGAAAACAAATTAGAGATTGGTTATATGTTCAGGATCATTGTGAAGCATTAATAGAAGTATGGAAGGGGGGTAAAATTGGAGAGAAATATAATATTGGAGGAGAATGTGAACTTCATAATATTGATTTAATTAGAAAAATTATTTCTATGATGGGAAAAGAAGAAAGTATGATAGAATATGTAAAAGATAGGCCAGGACATGATAGAAGATACTCAACTAGTATTAATAAAATTTCTGCTGATCTAAATTGGAGACCAAAATTTAATATTGATGAAGGACTTAAAAAAACAATTGACTGGTATGAATCGAATCAAAACTGAACTTAACGACGTTTATATTATTGAAAATAAATTATTTCAAGATGATCGTGGTTTTTTTATGGAATCATTTAACTTGAAACAATTCCGTGACATTGTTGATTATCCTATAGAATTTGTTCAAGATAATCATTCAAAATCATCACAATCTGTCTTACGTGGACTGCATTATCAAATTAAATATCCACAGGGAAAACTAGTAAGATGCATCTCCGGTTCTATTTACGATGTTGCTGTTGATCTTAGGAAGTCTTCGAGTACTTTTGGTAAGTGGATAGGTGTTACATTAAATCGACCAGAGAAACAACTATGGATCCCACCTGGGTTTGCACATGGATTTCATGTAATGAGTGAAACAACAGAAGTTACATACAAAACCACTGATTATTATATACCAGATGATCAAGAAACTCTTGCATGGGACGACCCTATCTTGAATATTGACTGGGTGAATATACGAGAACCCATATTGTCTACAAAAGATAAGGTAGGAAAATCATTTGAACAGTGTCATAAGTATGACTAATTTATCTGTATTTGGAGGAACTGGATTTATTGGAGGTAAATTTTGTGAAATGTATTCTGACAAAGTTACTTTAGTCCCAAGAGACGATACAATTCCTCTTACAAAAGATATCCTTTATTTTATTAGCACAACAACAAATCAAAGTATCTTTAAAGATTTGCATGTAGATATTGATACTAATTTAACTCTATTGATGAATGTTTTATCTAATTGCAAGAAGAAGGATATAACATTTAACTTTATAAGTTCTGGTTTTGTCTATGGCAATGATGTATTATATGCAAAAGAAAATGACTGTTGCAATCCTACAGGGTTCTATTCGATTACTAAAAGAAGTGCAGAACAATTATTAATTTCTTATTGCAAAACATTTGATATAAAATATAGAATTTTTAGAATTGGAAATGTTTATGGATTAGATCCTACAATTACTCCAGGAAAAAATGTTCTTGGATTTATGATTGGACTTCTTAAACAAAACAAAGAAATTAAATTATTTGAAGGAGGAGATTTTCAAAAAGATTATATGTTTGTTGATGATATTTGTAGATCTATTAAATTTTTAATAGATAAATCTAACGTGAACGAAATTTATAATATCTCTACAGGATATTCTAAATCTTTTAGAGATATTATCTTAACCGCTAGAGATGTAGTTTCTAGCAAGAGTGAAATACTATCAATTCCATTCCCTAAAGATCAAGAATATATTCAAGTTAAAAATATGACACTCGATAATCATAAACTTTCTTCACTTGGTTATTTTCCAAATATGAATTTTGACGAGGGACTTCTTAAAATGTGTAAAATATATTGACTTTGGATTGATATTATAGTAATATATACAGTAGGAATTAAAAAATTTATGTCTGATTATAAAAAGACTGCACTTGTACTTGGTGCAGGTGGATTTATTGGTTCGCACATGGTTAAACAACTTCGTTCTGAAGGATATTGGGTTCGTGGTGTAGATCTTAAACGACCCGAATTTTCTGAAACGGAAGCGAATGAGTTTGTTGTTGGTGATTTGAGAGATGTTAGTTTTGTAAGACGATGCGCTTTATTTAATGGACATCTCGGAAACTTCTATAAAGATATTGCAGACAAGTTCTGCAAACCTTTTGATGAGATTTATCAATTTGCTGCTGATATGGGTGGAGCAGGTTTTGTATTTACTGGTGAGAATGATGCAGACATTATGCATAACTCGGTAAGAATTAATCTTAATATTTTGGAACAAGTAAAAAATATTAATTATGCACATGCTGTTAATAAAACTAAAATTTTCTATTCTGGATCGGCATGTATGTATCCAGAACATAATCAATTAGATCCTGATAACCCAGACTGTCGTGAAGAATCCGCATACCCCGCTAACCCAGACTCCGAATATGGATGGGAGAAACTCTTTAGTGAACGTCTCTATCTTGCCTACAATCGCAACTATGACATCCCTATTAGGATTGCTAGGTATCATAATATTTTTGGTCCAGAAGGCACCTGGGACGGTGGCAGAGAGAAAGCACCAGCTGCAATCTGCCGCAAAGTTGCTAAGCTCCCGGAGTCGGGTGGACCTATCGAGGTGTGGGGAGATGGGTTACAAACTCGTTCCTTCTTGTATATTGACGAATGCATCGAAGCAACTAGAAGATTAATGGAGAGTGACTTTATAGGTCCTGTGAACATTGGTTCTGAAGAGATGGTGACTATTAACCAACTTGTAGATATTGCTGCCAAAGTTGCAGAAAAAGAAGTTTCTAAAACTCACAAACTTGATGGACCTCTTGGAGTTCGTGGTCGTAATTCAAATAATGATCTCATTCGTGAGAAGTTGGATTGGGACTACTCACAAACTCTTGAAGAAGGTATTCGTTACACATACTATTGGATTCGGGAGCAGATCAATTGTTGACGATCCAATTAAATCATGATAAAATTAAATTGTAATACTTAAAAACTATGTCCGAATATCCCGATACAGTCCGCCACAGTCAAGTTCTTAATGATAACATTGGTGAAAAGTCAAAAATTAAACTATTGATTCTTGATGTTGATGGTGTTTTGACCGATGGCACAAAAGTATATACTGTAACTCATACTCCTGTTCACAAAAAATTCCGTTGTAAAGATTTTACTGCCATTAAAAGATTTATTGCTGCAGGAGTGCAAGTCATTATGCTTTCTGGAGATAATTGGAATGCAGATATGGCACGTCAAAGAAATATTCCGTTCTATTGTACTCGTGGTAAAGATTTGAGTTTAGATAAATCTGTATACATCAGTCATCTTGAAAATACTTATAAGATAAATCGAGAGAATATGGCATTTGTTGGAGATGATTTTTTTGATCTCTCTATGTTTAAGACTCTTTTCTGGACGTTTGCTCCATCAGATGCACCTATGATTATTAAACAAAATTCTCTTTATCAACTTAACTCAAGAGGTGGTGAAGGAGTCATTCAAGAACTCTATGACTTCCTTGTTGTAAAGGGTATTGTAGAGGATGCATCTGAAGAAGCAGTTGCTGAGTTAGATAAGAAAGAAGCATCTAGTGCAGAAATGAAGTGATGTGTAAAAGTATCACCTTATATGGTCATCTTACCGTAGATAGAATCCTAGTCGATTTTAAAGAAACTCCTTCTCTTGGAGGAATCGCAAACGTTTGGTCGGGATTAGTATCTCAAGGACAGGGATTGAATCTTTATATTCAACCTTTGTCTATCGGACATGCATTGGTGTTAGTTGATAAAGAAAATAATTATAGAGTGGGAAGATGCTCTTTCAATGTAAAAGAAAATCCTGCATCTCCTACTGATTCTGATTGGCATCATATTTCTTATATCAATCAACTGAACGATGTCTCCTTTATATCTAAACTTGACGGTATTGTATCTGCTGATATTACTAAAGAAAATCCTGAACGTTGTATAGATCATCTACATTACCTTGACTATCTTTTCATTGCTAAAGAAGATATGTTTATGGATATTAAAGATCTTGGTGCTTTAGTCAAGGGTCATGTTATAATGCATCATCCACACGGTAGTTCTATTTCAGATGGGAACACTGTAGATGAGTATGTTCTTCCTAAAGAATTATTCCTTTCCGATATTAATGTTCTTGGAGCAGGAGATTATTTTGCTTCTGGATTTATTAAGTCCATGATTACAGGAGATGATATCAAAACATCTGTCGTTAATTCTCATTATATTGCCACCAATTTATTAAAAGAAAATTTGTTATGATGCATTTTGATATGAAAAAATATAATCTTCTTATTCCAATGGTAGGTAGGGGACAAAGATTTCGTGATGAAGGATTTGTTTTGCCAAAACAATTGGTTGATGTCGGACATCAACAGATGATTGACTGGAGCATGTCTTGCATTAAGACTGAAGAGTGTAATATGATCTTTGTCATTCGTAAAGATACTGTCGATAATAATCAGATGGATAAAGTTCTACGCTCAAAGTTTGGTGATGATATTACTATTGTTATTGCCGAAAAGGATACAGAGGGAACCGTTTCGTCTTGTCTTCTTGCCGAAGAATATATTGATAATGATTTGCCTTTGAGTATTACTACATTGGATATGTATTTTGAACCTCACTTTGATCCCTCAAAAATTGATAATGGAGATGGGACAGTGCTGACGTTTGATGCTGATAATCCAGCATATAGTTATTCTCAACTAGGTGAAGATGGTTATGTAGTTAGAACTGCCGAGAAAGAAGTGATTAGTAACAATGCACATGCCGGTCTCTATCATTTTGGTAAGGGTTCTGACTTTGTGCGTCTTGCTAAAGAGATGATAATAAGAAAACATTTTTTGGAGGAAGAATATGCAGACCTTCAAAATCGATGATATGAAACGAGGTTGGTTCATTGGTGATTTTGAACCATCCGTTTTTAAAAACCCCTTCTTTGAAGTTGCTCATCATAAACATAAGAAAGGTAAAGGGGAACCCCACTATCATAAAGTAACTACAGAACTGACGTATATTATTGAAGGTGAGATGCTTGTCTCTGGGCAACATCTAAAGGCAGGTGATATGTGGATATACGAAAAAAATGAAGTTGCAGATGTTGAGAATTTAACTGATGTCAACCTCGTGGTGGTAAGATGGCCTTCTGTTCCATCGGACAAGTATGTCGTATGAAACTAATTTCGCATAGAGGTAATATTTCTGGTCCAAAACCTTCAAAAGAAAATGATCCAGAATATATTGATGATGCGATTGATGAAGGATTTGATGTAGAGATTGATTTGAGATATCACACATCAACTAGGAGTTTGTGGCTAGGTCATGATAAACTACAATATAAGATTGATTTGTTGTGGTTGGTAAAAAGAAATAAACAACTTTGGATCCACTGTAAAAATATTGATACTCTTGATTATATGTCCAATAGCACTAATAAATTTAATTATTTTTGGCACGAGAATGATACTTACACTTTAACAAGTAAAAAAATTATTTGGAGTAATGTAAATACTCCGTCAACTCTAAATAGTGTAGTTTTAATGCCAGAGTGGTCTGATTCAGATTTTTCAAAATTAAAATTTAAAAATTGCTACGGTGTTTGTAGTGATTACATATCAAAATTAAAATGACATCATGAAAGTAGCACTTTGTTTATCTGGACAACCAAGAGTTGTTGAAGTTGGGTTTCAAAAATTAAATGAAACTATTTTAAAGAATAATGATGTTGATGTATTCATTCATACCTGGTTTGATGAGGAAAATTTAAGTACTCAGTCAGTTATTCCTGGTAGAGAAGGACATCGTTTATCATCTAATGCTATTGATTCCTTGCAATCATTATACAAACCTAAGATGTTAATGGTAGAACATCCTAGAATTTGGAAACGTTCTTTTGAATATCCTCAAAAAACTTTTGAAAAAGCACATACATGGGCACTTGAAGTACCGTCAGGACTTGATGATGCAAAGGCATATTTAAATAATACCACGCACTGTATGTGGTATAGTCTGATGATGTCAAATTTAATTAAAGAGCAATATTCATCTGAAACAGGTGTTCAATATGATTGGGTCATTCGTAACAGAATTGATTATGGTCCTCATTTGGGTGTAACTTTTGAAGAAAGTCCCGAAGAGAATACTGTATACTATCAACATAATCCAGATCATCCTGATGGTATGTTAGGTGATTGGTTTGCCATGGGTTCTAATAGTTCTATGAATGCATATTCAAGTGCATTTTTAAGTCTATATCCTCTTGTTAAACAATCAAACGAGGATGTTGGATATTGGTGTAATGAATTGCTTTTAAAATATCATCTAATTAATAATCGCATAAAAGCAGAACCAATTGACCTCAATGTTCACCACTAATGAAAACAGTATTTTCTAAAGCACCTTTAAGATTGGCAATGTCGGGCGGAGGTACTGACCTTCAACCGTATTGGAGCAAGTATGGTGGAGTTGTATTGAATGGAACAATTGATCAATATGCATATTGTAAGATTGAACCCTCCTCTCAATGGATTTTTAAAAGTGTAGATCTTGGAATAGAAAAAGAATTTTTATTTTTTGATGATAGTGACCAATACTACGATGGCGCCTTAAAACTTTTAGTTAATACCTATCAATACCTAACTAAGAGTTTAGATAGACATCCTGTTAAAATCACAACATATGTTGAGGCTCCTCCTGGTAGTGGTTTGGGAAGTTCTAGTGCTTTAGTTGTTGCATTAGTTTCTGCTATTGCGGAATATTATGGTTTACCTAGAGGTGAATATGATATTGCAGAAGATGCTATAAAAATTGAAAGAAACATATGTAATCTTCCTGGAGGAAAGCAAGATCAATTTGCTTCGGCATTTGGAGGATTTAATTTTATGGAGTTTTTACCTGATGGAAGAACTATTGTTAATCCATTGAGATTGAATTATAAAACACAAAACATGATGGAACTGAATACAGTTCTTTATTATGTTGGTAAACCACGTAAGGATGCAAATGTTATTGTCAATACTACAAAAAATTTGACAAATAATGACAAAGTTATTCAAGCAACACATAAAATTAAACAAACATGTATCGAATACAAGAATGCCCTATTAACTGGAGATTTTGATATGATATCGCAGTTGATGAATACATATTGGAAAATGAAAATGGAAACTAATGAAAATGTTGCTTCACCTGAGTTGATTGATGCATACAATTTTGCTTTGCAAAATGGTGCTACTGGTGCTAAAATATCAGGTGCCGGTGGTGGTGGACATATGATTCTGTTTACTAATTTTGATAAGAGGCATCAATTGATAACTTCTCTTGAAAATAGAAAGATTGGAAAAGTAGTTCCCTTTAAGTTTGTAAAACATGGTGTTGATTTGTGGAGATCATAATGAATTATGTTATAGATATTGATGATACTATTTGTATTCCGGGTGCCACAGAAGAAACAAAATATACTGGTGCCACACCAATATTGGATAGGATTGCCAAAATAAATAAATTGTATGATGATGGAAATCGTATCTTATATCTCACTGCAAGAGGTATGGGAAAGTATAAAAATTCTTCAGATCTTGCACATATGGAACATTATGAATTTACACGAGAGCAGTTGATATCTTGGGGATGTAAATTTCATGAATTGTATATGGGAAAACCTTCTGGTGATTATTATATTGATGATAAGGGAGTGAACTCTAATGACTTCTTCGAAAATTGAATTTATTCCAAAGGGATGGGGATTTGAAAAATGGATAGTCAATACTGAAGAGTATTGTGGTAAACTTCTTTTCTTTAATGAGGGGAAAAGGTGTTCATGGCACTATCATAAGATAAAAGATGAAACCTTTTATCTTCAGTCCGGAAAAATTCTCCTATATTATGGAGACACTGATAGTCTTGAAGGTGCAAAAGATAGAGTTTTAGTTCCAGGAGATAAATTTCATATCTATCGGGGATTACGACATCAGATGATTGCTATTGAATCGTCCGAATTATTTGAATTTTCTACACAACATTTTGAAGATGATAGTTACAGAGTTATCAAAGGGGATTAAATTATATCTATTGGTTGGTGGAAAAGGAACTAGATTATTTTCAGTTACTAACGGTTTACCAAAACCTATGGTTGATATAAAAGGTAAACCATTTATTCAGAGAATGTTAGATAACCTATCTGGTTTTGATATTACTTTAGTTTGTTCTAATTTAAATTACCAATTCTTTAAGGATTTGGGAGTGGATGTTTTTAATGAAGGTGAACCATCAGGAACTGCTGGATTTTTAAGTAAAGTTGATCTGCCAGAATCTTTTTATGTTATGAATGGTGACACCTTTTTTTCTGGTGATTTTAGTATTGATTGTAATACATCAACTATATTTGTTTCTAAAGAAAATATTACTAATGATGTTGGATACATTCGGGGAAAAGATGGGAAAGTTGAATGTTTTATGGAGAAAGACTCATCTGCTAGAGGAATGAAACTTGTTAGTATTGGAATTTATAAATTGTTTAAGAAAGATTTAGATATTCCAAATGTTTTGCCAATTAGTATGGAGTATGATATACTACCAAGAATGAAACTTTACAAAATACTAAAGATAGAAAAATTTGATATCGGAACACCTGAAAGACTTGAAAAATTTAAAAATTGGTTATGTTAAAAATTATTGGGGCTAATGGTAATGTTGGTAAAAGATTACTTCAAAAATCAATTGATGTTTGGAAAGATAATGTAGAAATAATTGAGACAAGATTGGATGATGATGTATTAGATTATGATTTTAAAAATCTTACGAATGAAGATACTATTGCATTCTGTGCTGCAATTTCGGAACCGACAGTATGTGCTAATAATCCTGAATTAGCAAGGAGGGTAAACGTAGAGAAGACGATTGAATTTATGGAGAGTTCAACTCAATACGGGGCAAAGATCATTTTTATGTCAAGTGATGCAGTTTATGGTAATATCGAACATCAATTTGATGAGCAATGGATAACAAATCCTATTGGTGTTTATGGTCAAATGAAAGAAGAGGTGGAAAAATACTTTAGAGGTGATCCTAATGTGAAAGTGCTTAGATCATCATTTAATTTTTTCAAGGAGGATAGGTTTACATCCTACCTACAAAAATGTGTCATGAATGGTGAGGTAGCAGAGGTGTTTTCTCCTTTTGAGAGGTCAGTAATTCATCGTGATGATACTGTTGATGTTATATTAAGTTTATCTAGAAACTGGGAAGGTCCTCAGTATATAAATTGTGGTGGTCCTCAAACCATTTGTCGATCTGAGTTTGCTCAAATTTTAAAAGAAGAAGTGTTCCCTAATCTTGAAATTGAAATTGTGAAACCACCTGAAAAATTCTATCGAGACAGACCAGAAACTGTTTCGATGATTTCACATTCTATTATCAACGTTCTTGGTAGACCACAAAGAACATTGAGAGAAGCGATTCGCATGGAGTTTGCTGTATGAAAAAGGTATTGATCACAGGAATCACAGGTCAAGTTGGTTCTCAATTGGCAGATTATATTCTCAATAATACAGACTATGAAGTAGTTGGTATGATGCGATGGCAAGAACCACTTGATAACATCTATCATTTGACTGACAGGATTAATAAGAATGATAGAATTTCTGTATACTATGCTGACTTGAATGATGGCATGTCTATCAGGAGGATGATCGAAGAAGTTAGACCTGATTATATTTCTCATCTTGCAGCACAATCATATCCAAAAACATCATTCGATATTCCTATCGAAACCCTGCAGACAAATATTATTGGAACGGCAAATATTCTTGAAGCAATCAGACAAATTGATAGATATGATCCTGTAGTTCATGTTTGCTCTTCTAGTGAAGTATATGGTAGAGCATCTTCAGGAGTAACTTTATCGGAAGATACACCCATGCATGGAGCAAGTCCCTATAGCATTAGTAAGATTGGAACTGACTATCTTGGTAGATTTTATGGTGAAGCATATGGAATGAAGACATTTATGACTCGCATGGGAACTCATACCGGTCCACGCAGAAGTGATGTTTTCTTTGAGAGTACCGTAGCAAAACAGATTGCATTGATAGAAGAAGGATATCAAGAACCTATCATCTATGTGGGCAATCTTTCTAGTGTCAGAACCTTTCAAGATGCCAGAGATGCGGTAAGGGCATATTTTATGTTACTCAAAGCTAGTGATGAGGGTAGAATTGAACCAGGATCTTATTTTAATATTGCTGGTGAAGAATCATATTCTTTAAAAGATGTGGTTGATTTGCTCTTAAGTTTTAGTAATAGATCGGACATAACAGTTAAAACTGATATAAATCGTTTACGACCCATAGATGCTGATTATCAAATGTTTGATAATACTAAGATAAAAAATGTCATTGATTGGAAACCTGAAATACCCACAAATCAGATGTTTCAAGATCTTCTAAACCATTGGAGGAAACAAATTAAAGGTGGCCGTGTGCCTTTGAATCGTTGACTATTTACACATTTTGTTCTATAATATAAAAAACATCACTAACTATGGATAAGAGTAATAAGATCATTCTTTGGGGTCATAAACACTACACAGACACTGCTTCATATTTTTTGGTGTGTGTCTATAGAACATTTGAGAAACTTGGATATGATGTTTACTGGTTTGATGATAGGGAATATCCAAATACCAGAGAGTTTGATTATAATAATTCTATCTTCTTCATTGATAATCAATCGGGCACAGATATCAACTGCCCTGTGATCTCCAGCGGGATTTATATTTCCTGGGATAGATTTCGTAATGTGGATAAGTATCTTGGTAATGTCAAACGTCTGATTAATATGCGGGTGCCTGAGTTTAAGCGTCCAAACCCTGACGGAGTTCGGTTCATTGAGGCAGATAAAGGAGTTGTCTATGACAAAACTCCCGAAGTTCCTTATGAGGTAATGTACTTCTCCTTGGCAACAAATATTTGGCCAGAGGAAATGGAGATTGAGGATATTGATATCACTAGGAACAATGAATATAATTTCATTGGAACTATTCATGCACCACGACCTAATGTAGAACCTTTGCATCAACAGTTCATTGAGATTGTGAAACAGAATGATATTACTTTCAATCACTATGACGCAGAAAAGGCACACGTTCCCACAGGTGACAGAGCAATTGATGAAGACACAAATATCAAGTTGATGCAGAAGTCGTTCTTTGTGCCTGACTTCAGACCACAAGAGCAGAAAGATACTCTCTATGTTTCTTGCCGTGTTATGAAAGCAATCAGTTATGGTTGTCCTGTTGTATGTGATTCTCCTTATGTGAAAGATTTTATTGATAAGGAAGTTTTATGTGCTGAGACTGCACAAGAAATCTTTGATCTTGGTGTAAAACATCAGTATGATAAGGAGAGAATGCGTCATCTGTTTGAAGTTGTCAAGAGAGATCATACATATATGAATAGATGTAATGGTATCATTGAAATTATTAGAGGATTATGAAAAAAGAAGAAGAAGCAAAGAAATACATTTGGAAATATTATATGAAAACTAATGTTTATTATCACATCTGGGCACCTGCAAATACTGATATGTGGAAGCTCATGGTTGATGAGCAGATTAAAAGACTTTATCGTTCTGGATTGCCAGAGATTGCTAATGTAAAGTGTGCAATCAATGGACCACAAGCATCTAGAATTGAA